TCTTTTGCCGTAATCTCTACTTGCAAGTTGGTTAGCTATATTGGCAGATGCTCCAGAAACGCCCTCTACATTTCCAATCGCAGTTCCTTGTCCGTGTAATCTTCCAGATTCCATAAATGGTATTTGAAGTCCACCCATAGCAGTAGCCTGTGATAAATCCTGTGAGCCTCTTGCTCTTTCCATATCCAATAGACCTTGTGATTGCATTAAAGCATCATTAAAATCTTGAGCATTAGAGCGTTGTATAGCCTCCTCTACTGAGCCATATAATCCAGCACCACCAGTTGAGCCAAACATACCCTTTGCTTGTAAGGCTTCCATTGTTTGTGTTCTTAAATCTTCTTGTGCTGGTTGTTTTAATGCTAAATTCTGTTCATATAAATATTGTTGCATTTCGTATGGGTCAGCACCCATCGCAGCAACTTGTTGTTGAGATAAACCAGAACGAGCAAGTAGAGCATCATATTGTGCCTGTAACTCTGGAGATAGTTTTTGGGTAATCATCTTACCCTCGTAATCTACATCAGTAGTACCTAATGTACCAGCAGTAGAATAACCTGCTGACATTTCAGCAATCTTATCCATAAGAGCCATTTGTCTTTCATAGTCCTCTTGAGCATAACCTACATTTCTACCACCACCACCTCCTCCTCCAAAAGGAATTCTTATTGTTTTGCCCGGAGTTACTACTCCTCCAGTTCTGGAAATACCTGCTCTTGCATCAGAATAAAGTTTGGCTCTTCCACTTCTTCTCGACCCACCACCACCACCCGTATAGGGGGTGTCTGTAGGTGAGGGGTATTGTTCAGTTCTATATTGGTCAATTACTGCCATCTCTATCTCCTAATCTATTATTAAATGTACTGCTGTCATATCTTCATCTGTCCAAAAGTCAGCATTTACTATTATTTTTAACCACTCTATGTTTATTGAATTGTGTAGTTCCCAACTCCTATCACCCATATTATCTGGTTTCCCAGCATTAAGACTATCAACTGTTTTACAAAGTCCTTCATAGTAATGTGCTATTTGTTCTGCTGTTGGCATATTATTGTCCTGAATAAGTTACTTTAAATGAATGTCCACCATTTCCAGAACCACCTATACTAAATGAACCACCTCCAGACTCTCTTGTTAATCCTGAAACTGTACCACCTACATATATTATGTAATTACCACCAGTATTAGAAGCACCTACTCCATCTGAATCTGTACCACTTTGGTCTTGTTGATAATATGAAACATAAAACCCAGCAGCTAAAATAAATCTTATTCTTTTATCTAAAGCACCACCACTTCCCTCTATATAAACAGGTGATGTTGTAAAAGCTAAAGGATATGTACCATAACCATCACCTCCAATAAAACTATCTGTATTACCACCTGCTCCTACACTATAAGTGAATATTTCAGTTCCCGGTGCATACGGATGTCTTGTCCAAATCTTTGAACCATTAAAATAAACATTATCCATATCAGTACCATTAAACTTGACATCATGTTGTCCAGTTAATTCACTACCATTGAAATAAATACTTCCCATATTAGGTAGTAACTATATATAAATCACCATCGGTGACATAAATTTGTGCGTGTCCATAAGTACCACTAGCAGAGCGTAGTGCAGCGTGTACTGTTACATCTGCATCTATTGCTGCTTGTACCATAGCTGTTGTAGCTACTTGTGTTGTATTTGTTGAAGTAGCTGCTGTTGGTGCAGCAGGTGTTCCTGTAAATGTAGGACTAGCTTTCTTAGCAAATGAAGCATCTACAAAAGCAGTTGTTGCTATCTGTGTTGTGTTTGTATCTGCTGATGCTGTTGGTGCTAATGGTGTACCTGTCAAAGTTTCTGAAGCTATATCAGCTTTTGAATTAACTGCTGTCCGAATTGTTGTAAATTCAGTATTAAAATCTGAACCTGATATTACCTTCGCACTATCTGAATCAGAGAGTGCATCCTTACCAGACCAAGATACTGCTAGTGTATAATCGCTCATCGTATTTTTCCTTCTTTATGTAATAATGTTAAGTCTTGAATCGAGGCATCAAAGCCATTAGATTCTATTGCTAAATTAATCTTCAAATGTTTCGCACTTCCTGTTAATGGAGTCTTGTATTCTTTTAATCCAAATACAGGTGTGTACCTAGACGAAGCTGGATGTGTTACTGTAACATGAGTATGTGAAGCTGTTGTTGCTCCATATAATGAACTAGATTCACCCCATAATGATACTGTGCCTGTAGTTACAGGATTTAAAAGTATAGTGGTTATTGTAGATGGTTCTGGACTAAAATCCTTATACCATTTTAAACTCAATATTGCTCCAGAGCCACCCTCTAAAACAAGTATCATTCTTTTTAATAGTGATGCCGTTACACTCTGTCCTAGTGGAATCCATATTGAAGATATATCACTTACATAAGGAAAAGTAGTATAAACAGCACCAGAATCCCACGATAAATCTGAATCGTGATAACCTTCATATCCAGCAATACCACCATCTTTCTGTCCTACCAATAAACCACTATATAATTCTGTATAAACCATAGATGCAGGTTCTCTATCACCATCAAAAGTCCAAGTTGTTACTCTTGGCGTATTAGCAGGTGTTCTATGTTTAAAATCAAACGCATAATTAATGTTTTTATCTACAAAACTCATAATATAGACACCTTCATTCACTACATATACAGATTTGACATTGATACTTTGTGATATATTTCTAATTAAAGTATCTTTTATTGCTATAGATAAATCCTGCATCGGTAGTTTATCTTTTTCTGTAGTACGAGCCAATGAACGCAGTCCAGTTTCAGATAAAAACACTAAATCATCTGCTATTGCCTGTACTGAATCCCTACTTACACAACCAATACCTTTAATTACCTCATCTAAAACCAATGTTCCACCAGAACGAGGGTCATTATATATTACGATATTGTTTTTACCGAATATAATCAACTGTCCATAGAACGGAGCAATAGCAACTATCTCATCTTCCCCCCATACTGTTTTTAAATCAATATAACCAGAGCCAGAACCTGTCCAATCATCTCCATCTAGCAAAACTGAATAATAAACAACATCTTTGGCTTCCGTAATTCCCCCACACCAGAGTTTTCCATAGAAACCCATACCACAACTAGGGTCAAATGTGGTTACTCCAGCAGGTTTTGTAGCTGTTGTAATTGCTGCATCATCCAGATGAGCAGCTTCTGATGTACTATCTACACCTCTAATACAAGGGTCAAATGTTGTTGGTGTTTTTCCAGTATAAGAAATTATTTCAGTACCAATAAGTATTTTCCCATTTGGGGGAAAACCGATTGTGCTGTCTACTGTTATAGCAGTAACAGAATCATTTATACCACTACCATCATTTATAGCAGTAGCATTAACATGGGCAGACCACTTCTCTAAAGCATCAGAAGCACCATCATATCTCTGTGGAACAATTCCAGAGTGGAAACAATGTAGTCTATTATTAAATTCTACAAACTGCCAATCTCCAGATGAACCAGAAACTGTATGCCTAACATCTATATTAGCCGTTTGAAATGCAGCATTAGGCGATGTAAAATCTATCGTATATATGGATGTACCATGACTAGCGAATATCTTGTTCGTTCCTTGGTCATTATGTTCTGTTATAGAACCTATTGCTGTACCACTTGGAACGACTTTCTGCTTTAATCCTTTTCTAAAAGATATTCTTCCAGATTCCCTTAGAACAATATTATCAGCAGCAGTTAGCCATGAAGCATCTAATGTTGCTGGATTCACTTGAGTGTTTAATCCATTTACACCATAATCAGTTAGCGGTTGAAATGATAATGCCTTTGCCATTAGTTAATAATCCAATCTGTTTCATATCTTGTGTTACCACTATCTCTTATAATCGCTTGTTTAAGAGCCTCTCCAGCCTCTATAGCCATTAAACTAGACTGTGTTCCACCATCTTCACCTCTCTCTGCAATCGCTCTTGCCCATGCTCCAAGTATTACGCATCTCTCTGGAACTTTAATAACTGTACTTGCAGTTGCTAAATCATCTTGATACTTTATAATATCAAATGAGATTGTATGAGCCTCTGTGGGTACTGGTGAGAGGTCTACTTTTAAATTATTCGAGGCATCACTACCATTAAATCCGTAGTACAATGGCTCTCCTGTATTCTGTGAGGGGTATGTAACTGTATTAATATATGTTCTACCCACTTGTCTGAGGTGCATACCAGTAGTATTATTGATAGCATCCATAATTTTAATCTCTTGACCAGAACTAAGGTTGTAGTTCTCTGTGCCATTTACAGTTGAAATATCTACTGTTTCCCTAAGATTAAGCCAATCATGTCTTTCTTCTACATGACGTTTCGCATCATTAACTAAAGAACCTATTACTTTTTCATAAGCAGTTATAGTTGTACTATCATTAATATCACCAGACCAATCAGAAGTTATAGTATCTTCTCTTAGTCTTATTAATACCTCGTTGATTAAGCCTCTAAATGTCATATCCCTATCCTTTAATTATTTTTCCCCATACGGAGCATTTGCCTTTTACAATCTCTATGGTTTCTAGTTGAAATAAATCATCATCAAACCATGTAACTATTCCAAAAGCGTGATTCCAATTATGTAGTCTACCTTTAAGCCATCTATTCTTCTCAGCAGACATATCCTTTAAACAACCCATAGACCATGCAGCTATACCATCATCATCCAGTTTGGTTTTTGAAAACCGTTGTATGTCATGTACATGACCATAGACAATATTAGCACCATAACTATCAAGATGTTTCTTGGAATGGGTAACTGAAGTATATGCACCGTGGATAAAATTCAACTTACCTATTTTTAGAACTTCATTATTGACTCTATACTCATATCCCCTTTCATCCCACTTACAAGCATTTCTGAATGTATATTGGTCTAAATAAGGATTCTCTTCTACCCACATATCTAGCCATTCATCATGGTTTCCAGCTAGTATATGTCGTTCTTTACACTTTACCTTATCTAAAACTTTATCAAATCTATCAATACACTTATTGACTACCTTGATTTCCTTGACCATCTCTTTGAGTTGGTACTCTATTGGTGGGCGTTTTCGTCTTTTATACTGCCAAGCAGATACAGACTCCCACTCTCCAACATCACCTAAATTGATAAAAATGTCTGGTTTAACAAATTCTATCGCCTTTAATACTACTTTGACTGCACTCTCATCATGTATCGGAAAATGCTGGTCGGGTACGATAATCGCCCTTTTCATGTTTTACCTACCTTTTGCTAATTGTGCTCCGAAGTAGAATTCAATTATCATTGTCGCCCATTTAAAAATTTC